ATGGAATGTAAAACTTGTGGAATTATATCTCACCCTCATAAAGATTTTTATGTAGTGGATGGGACTATAAGGAATAATGTATGTAAATATTGCAGACCTATAATAAGGTCATTGCAAAAAAACGGTATTATACCCATAAAACGAAATGGCGAAAAATATAACGTTAATTACAAAGAATTAATATTTAGTAATATAAAAATATATCTCATTAAGAAAAACAAAACAAAAACCAAACTATTAAAATTTTCTATAATTAGAAGCCTTCGCTCAAATCACGGGAAATTTAAGTGTAGTTATTGTGATGATTGGTATAGAATAGAAGACCTGCCAAAATACCTACAAAAGAAAACAGGAAATAATTCTTGTCATTCATGCTGGAAACAATTAAGTCATAAATGGGTAAAAGAAAATAAGGAAAGACACAGTTACAATTGCATAAAATACATAAAAGAAAGATACAAAACAGACCCTTTATTTAGATTTAATATGTCAGTTAGAAGTTTAATAGCTTCTTCAATAAAAAGATGTGGATGGAATAAAAATAGTAAAACACATGATATTCTAGGGTGTGATTTTGAAACATTTAGAATCCACATTGAAAAACAATTTACTAAAGGAATGAATTGGGATAATAGAAGTGAATGGCATTTAGACCATATCTATCCTGTAAGCCTAGCAAAAGACGAACAACATCTAATAGAATTAAATCATTACACTAACTTTCAACCACTTTGGGCAATTGATAATATTAGTAAAAATAATAAGATAGTTGAACATCAAACAAAGATGCCTATATAAAAAAAGGGTAACTGTTAAGCCACCCTTTTAAAAAGATAATTAAGAAAATTATGAGATAGGAGTAGTTAAACTAGCAATCAAAGCAGAGTTAACTTCGTACGCCAAGTTCTCGTATTCAGCAACAAAAGTAACGCTGTACTTTGAACCATCAGCTTTCGCTGTTCCTGAACCTTCAGATACTGCAGTAACTTGAGCATTTGGAAAATACCAATACTTACCATTTGCATCACCTACAACTAGAGCCAAGTCTCTTTGCCCTTCACCTAGAACTTTAATAGCTTTAGATTTAGCAGCCTCACGTCTGTGAAACATTAATGTAACTGTTCCCGTTGTGAAAGATGAACCGTTGATTAAATCAGCAGCAACTTCTTCCGTATAATTTCCTGTATTTCTTTTAAATTCAAATGATACGAACTCATCAACTAGAGTACCGAAAGAAGATATAATCCAATTCGCTTGAACTATTGTTCCTAAGTTATCCATATCGTTGATTAGAATCGAAGTAATGCCACCGATATTATTGTCGCATCCTTTTGTGATTGTTTCTAAAACTGTACAAGACATATAAAAATGTATTAAGGGGAGGTATTTCACTCCCCGTTGTTATTAATTAATTACGATGCAACGCAGTCACCGAAGAATACAATTTGCGTAGGGTTAGTGATATAGAAACCAACTTTAAAGTCAGCTCTTGCACCAATTCTACGGTCAAGTGTAGTCTTAGAGAAATCTACAATTTGCAAAGAATCCATATCTCCTTCAGCATCTAACGCATAAACGAAGTTGTTAGGGTCTGTTAAGATAATTGTATCAGCAGGTAAACCATATTCAACTACAATTTTAATATCTAAGAAAGAAAGATTTAAAGCAGCTGTAGTATAGTTGATTGTGTTAGCTGAAGCAGTAGCAATACGGTAAGCTGTAGCAACGTTTGGAGAAACTTTGAATTGTAAGTTAGCACCTGCGTTAGTTAACATCTCATCTGTAGCCAAAGTCAATACATCACCTAAATCATCAACAACAGTTGAAGCAGTAACAGTGTTTTGAGCAGCACGAATAATTCCCGTTGCAGCACAGATTCTTACTAACCATCCGTCACATTTGTTTAAGATAGCGTTACCTGAACCCGTGTCACCTTGCCACATAATCAAAGCTAATTCTTCATGTGCCTTGTTAGACATTTGCTCCCAGAAGTAAGTCATGAAAGATGCAACTGTGAAATCAGAGTTAGAACCTTTAGACATTTGGTCAGCTAACCAAGATTGCTCTAATTGATATTGACAGATAGAAGTTTGTACAGACAATGCACATACGTCAACTGTGATAGCATCAACTGTAGAATCTGTTGGTGTGAAATCACAATCAGCAGCTTGAATCAATTGGTCAAACAATACGTTTGCGATTTTTGTAGAATTTTTAATGCCCGGTAAAACTCTGAAGTTTCCTGCTGCACTTCCCATTCCGTAAAGACGAGAATAGAATTCAATTGGGTTTGCTTGAAGTAACGCGTTAGTCTCAACGGTCAAGTCAAATTTATACTTTTTAGCCATTAGTTTGTTTTTAAAAAATTTGTTATGTTTGAAAATCTTTGCATCCCACTTAATTCAATTTGAACTTCTTCAGAAGGGGATTCTTCTTTAGAGTCAGTTAATTCATTTTTCAAATCTGCGATTAATTGTAGAACCTCTTTGAAGCGTTCGTCCAATAAAGGATTTACGATTGCAAGAATTGCTTCAGCATCAGTCGCAGGGTCTACAGCCATTTCAGTTTCAGCAACTTCAGAAGCCATTTCTTCTTCCTCAACTGTTACTTCTTCTTCTGCTACTTCCTCCATTGCAACTTCTTCCGTTACTTCTTCTTCAACAGGTACTTCAGCCATCGCAGTTTCATCCTTAATCTCAACAACTTCTCCATCTTTTACAACGTAGATTTTGCCATCGATTAGGTGTTCACCATCGGGTAACTTCATACTATATTTATTTATTTGATTACTTAATTTAAGACCTAGAAAACCTTCAATTGAAAATCCAACTTGCCCGTCTTCTACAAGTTTGTTATAATATTCTACATCAGTAATCTGTGCTGTCATCATCAACGTTCCTTTAGGGACATCTATTCCGAATGTAGAAAATGCTTTATCTTTTTTTGGTTCGTCTACTAACCATGTCTCCAAAACATAAGCAGGTACTGTTTGCCCTGCGTCATGTTCTAGATTAAATAAATCTTTATTGTTTAGATTAAACATAAAATCTTTAAATAGATTCTCTATCTCATCTTCTGAAAATTCAACGTAGTATTCACCATCTTCATCTCTTCTATAAATCTCCATAGGAATTAAAGCGGGTGCAGTAATTCTATACTTCTTAGCATCTGAAAAAGATAGTTGTTTGTGTGAATGAAAAGCTACACCTTTAACAAGTACAGCAGGATTAGAAGTGAACGCAACTTGCTCAATTCCTAACGGTTCAACGCCGTCGTTATACTCTTCGTCTATTGTAACTTTGTAAGTTGGTATTCCTTCCATTAAAGATATAAGTATTATCTTTTTTGTTTGGTTATTTTTTAATCATTTTTTTTATTATATTTGTTTAAAAATTAATCATATGATAAAAATCGGAAGTAAAGAAGTGCCAAACGAAATCACGGAATTAACCGTTGAACAGTTTGAAAAGATTAGTAACTTGACTAACAACCAAGAGTTAGAACCGTTTGAGAAATGGAGTAGCATCTTTGTATCTTTAGGTGCAGACGTAGATGAGTTAGAAGAAACAGACTTCAATCAGTTTAAAGATTACATCGCAGAGTTTGTTAACGTGTCGATTGTACCTAGTAAAGAATTCGTGAAGAGTATCGAAGTAGATGGTTACACATACCAATCTTTTGATGAAGAGTTTAAACTTAATGTAAAGGATTTAAAACTAATTGAAAAATGTATATCTCATTCTCCAGAGAATTACATCAGCAAAGTTTTAGCGATCTTATTTAAACGAACTGATTTAACAAAGACTGAACACTACGATGAATCGCATATTACATTCAAGTCGAAGTTGTTTAAGTCACAACCTGCAGAACTAGCAATACCTTTTATAGTTTACATTGGCGAGAAGTTAGGTTCAACAGCAAAACAAACAGTAGATGAAGCTACCGAAATCGTGGAATGATATAACGGTTGAGCAATTTAAGGAATTGAAGTCTTTGGATAACGAAGACTTTGATTCTTTATTTAGTCGTGAACTAGAATCTTTAGCTATTCTAACAAATTCTGATACAGATGAGTTTGAAGAAATGGATATTGACGAATTAATATCTACAATTGCAGAGATTAAGTTCATAAAGAAACCACCGACAAGCCAATTTAAGCACGATATAAACGAGTTTAAATACAAAGGTTGTAATAGTTTAACACTTGGCGAGTTTATAGACTTAGAAGTATACTTTAGTAAAGACTATAGGGTGCAGTAACCTAATTTAAATTGATGCTTCACTTATCATTTTACAGCGAGGACTATAACGCAATAAAATCTTCAAGCTGTTGCAAGGTGAGGGCTTGCCCAGTGGCTAGCGCTTTATCATCAACGGTGTTACAGCCCCACAACGCAAAAATCGGTTTAACACTCGCAAGCTCAGCGTTTTTCAACAC